AGTCATTAACCTTATCTACAGCATATTTAACTCCTTGCGGATCATTTGTTGCATGAGTACCACCACCTTTTAATCCGGTTGAATCTGCTACATACAGTTCAACTGTATCTTCTACAGCATCAGCAGTGTTAACTGCATTGCCTGCCGTGTTTACTGCATTACCTGCTGTTACAGTAGCAGCCGCTGCAATATCAATAGCAGATGAAGGTGTAGAATTAAGATCTTGTGAATTGTTTAACGCATTCGTTGCAGTAATTGCCGCTGCTTGAGCAATATCAATAGCAGAGGATGGTGTGGCATTTAGGTCTTGTGAATTACTTAATGCATTACCTGCAGTGATTTCTGCTGCTTGAGCAATAGCAATTGCTGATGAAGGTGTAGCAGTGAGATCTTGTGAATTGCTTAATGCATTCTTAGCAATATCAATTGCTGAAGATGGTGTGGAATTAAGATCTTGTGAATTGCTTAATGCATCTGCAGCATCTAGAGCGGCATTGCCTGCAGTTTGAACAGCACCAGCAGCAGTGCCTACTGCACTAACTGCCTGTGCAACAGCATATCCAACTCCTCTTTCTGAATCGGTCTGGCCTTGTGTGTCAGTACCCTCATTACCTCTAGTAACCCAATTAGGACTAGCTGTTGTACCGTAGTTTTTAGCTACAAAAGCTTCGTGAGCAATCTCAGCTTCGTTTGCTTTCTCAATGGCTGTTACAAATTCGCCACTTTCTAGAATCCTTGAAGCCTCTAATGCTTCATCTGATTTTAAATCACTCTCTTGGTTTACATAAAGGGCTTGAGTAAAGTTATTGTTTAGATCTTGTGCTCTAATACTAGAGCCTGGATAAAATGTAGCTGATGTAGAATCGTAAGCTGTATCTCTGTAAATTACTACATTATCAACCCCCGTAGGTGGTTCATTACCAGTAGTAAATTCTATCTCTGTAGCACTAGCAAAAGTATATGCAGTTGTATCAGCTCCATCAACAGTTACTTTGATATCACTGGTTGATAAATATGGAAATGTAAATTGGAATAGGGTTTGACTCCCATTCCCGTTATAAGTGTCTTTTGGTGTTGCCATTGCTTATTAAGTTTAGAATTTTATCAGTAGAGTAGATTTATCTCTTTTATTGCATCACTCTTAGGTTTGTTTTTTTCTTCCATACTTTTTTGGTGCCGTCTTTGCCAAGATCTCGCGCCTGTTGATTCGCCATAACGCATATAGGCTTTAGCCTTATCAGAATATTTATTGACAATCATATCTAGAGTTTTGTGTAGTATCGTCTCTTGTGGTAACTTACCAGCCTTAATCTCTCCGTCGTAAAGTTTTTCATGAGCTGCGAAACCACTACTATTAAAGAACTCTAGTAATTCCTTCTCCATATCACCACCAGAAGCTCTTTGTCTGATGAATTCAACCATCTCTTCATTGTTGAACGTTGTTCCTTCTAAAGCTTTAGTTCTATTGGCGATATGGTAATCAGCATTCCATAGTTTCTTATGGATAGGTCTAAACCTATTCTTTGAGAAAGCTAATCCACCAAATGCACCGGCCCTATTCATTGCATTGATTATAAAGCCAGGTAACCCTTCGATATTTACATCTGTAAGTTCCTTGCCATTGACAGGATCAACTCTAACAGGATAATCAGCTTGATAACCTAATTCATTATTTAAGATGCGTCGTCTCCAATCAGGTTCAATGTTCTGACGGGTTTCCCTGATGAATGGGTCCATCATACCGCTACCTGTTCTTAGTAATGAACCCATAGGCATTAGACCCCTGCCTATGTTGTTGAGATATCTAGTCCTACCGGCTGCATTCTCCCAATCTGAAATTGTATCTGTGATTTGTGCTAATTGCTCAGTCCAAGATTTGTTGAAGAAATTAGCAAATGATAAACCCCATATTGATGCATCTATAGCGTTGCTGCTTTTTGCACTCATATCACCCATATACAATGAACCAATATCAGCAATAAGTCCAACAGGTGTTGTTAAGGGGTCCATCCTGCTGTAGTCAATAACTACTGGTCCGATATAAGCCCTGAACCTGTCATTACCAGCAGCTTGCCACTTCTGAAATTCTCTGTAATTTAATGGGCCAGCACCTGTCACTCTTATTTGTGAATCATGACCCATTGCACCTAACATTAATACTGGTGTAAGGAGTAATCTTGATAACCAAGCCGTGCCATTTACTTGTGCTTTCTCTGCTGCTGTAAGTTTTGACCACCTACCCTGCATCATTGGAACCACCCAGTTAAGTTCTCCAGCAACAGGAACAACCCCGGCAGCAGCTTTAAGAATCTCAGATGGTGTTTTAATGAAAGTCAAGCCTCCTATTTTCATGCCCGGAAATTGTGATGCGGTATGTACCACTTTCGTGAACTGATCCATTTCAGCAGTAGATACCTGGAAAGTCATCATTCTTCCATGCTTAGCAGCTTCCATTCCTAAAGGTGTTTCTAAGAATGTAATACCATCTTCATCAAATATCTCTTTTAAGTACTTTTCTTTTTCCCTAACTACCATCTCAGCAAATTCTTGTTGAGCTTTTGGTGTGTTAGGTCTACTACCAAAGATAGTAAACGCATCTTCATATGCCTTCCTAGTGGCTATCTGTCTGCCGGAAAATACTTTAATCAGTTGATCTTCTGATTGGAGTAAATCAGTTACATATGAGAAAGGTCTTGATGAAAGTACGTTTTTTAATAGGAATGCTCCATATACTGTTGATCTAAAAACTTGGTTGTCAGACTTATCTGCTATTTGTCTGACCATCTCCATATTCTTCTCTAGTGTTTCATCCCATATACTACTTACTTTAGAACTATTGGATAGTGCTTTGCTTTGTCGCCAGATCTTAGGGAAAAGATTTCTTACTTCAGCTAGTGTTTCATTCATTGCCGCAATTTCTGCAGCACCGCTGATGATCTCATTCTTTCCACCTGGACCCGGCATAAAGCCACCCAATTGCATTAACCATGAGTTTCCATATGTCCTTACTAAACCAGCCGTTGTGTTTACAGCGTGTGTTTTAGGTGACGACAAAAGCCCAATGATAAAGGCACCATCAAAATCCTTGAGATAAGCAGATGTGATGCTTTGTAGCATCTTCAATGGTGCCATTGGGCCAATATCCTCATTAATTGCGAGGATTCTGATTACATCACCTAATCTCTTTGTTGTTGCCGGGTGGCCTACCTTGAGACCTTCCTTCAACCTATCGATGCTTTGCCGGAGCTGTTGAGTCCATGCCTTATCCTCAGCTAAATTCTCTACTATAGTCTTATATTCATCCAAGCTGATAGCATTTGATGTTACATTAGCAATATCTTTAAAGTCACCATGTAGTCTTAGAGCACCAGATACAGTCTGCTTATGCTCCATTCGTAAGATAGAAAGTGCTTCCAACCTATCAATAACGGCTTCCCTTGATTGACCAGCTAATGGTGACCCATCTCTGATTTGATAATCAGCCATCTGGGCAAATTTATGTACCTCATCAGTTAGCTGCTGTAAGGCGATTGTATTTGCCCTAAAGCCTCTAGCTGAGAATTGCCATTCTGATCCATTAGAAGCAGATTTTGATATATCAATACGACTAGCTAAATCTTCTAGATCCTCTAACTTAACACCAAGAAACTCTTCAGCCCACTCCTGCGCTTCCTTAGAGTGGTATATCTCAGTAGCATTTGCAAAGTCCCATTTAGCTTGTCGCTCTAATTTCTTATAAATCTTTTTGACTGGATTATCTTTATCTTTTGCAATACCAATCATTGCGATATCTGCATCTGATAGCTCAGCATGAGATACTTGTAAACTATCAGGATCACGCGGTTTGGGAGCGTAATCAACTTCAGGAAACTGTGAATTAGAAGGTTTTGGTTTTACATTTACTAGTGAAGCTACCTCATGACCTTCTTCTGTAGCAGCTTTTCTAGTTGTAGTTTCAATTACCTCATCAGCTTGCTTGATTGCTTGCTCTACTAATTCTGGTTGTACCAGTTCTGAAGCCGCTTTAGCTGTAGGTGTTGGAACAATACCACCTTCTTTATTTATAGCTAGTTCAAGTTCATTTACTAGACCACCATATCTTTTATATGGCGTCATATCCTTTGTTCCTGCAGGTCTTACCTCAAAGAAGTCATAGGATGTGATAGTTCCGTCAGCAGATCTAACGTTACCTGTACCACCTTGAGTGGCTATTTCTTGTCCAGGTGCAACTAGATCACCAACTTCCACCTTCATACTACCTTCTTCAAGGTGAGCAATGACCATATCAAAGGAGTCGCCTGTCTTAGGATCTATACACTCAACAGTGCAATGCCATCCGTAGCCAGGTTCAAAATCAATGTGCTTAACCTGTCCGTTATAAGGTGTGAAGGCACGACCATCTTCGATATAAAGATCTAAGCCAGGTTGTCCACCAAAGCCAGGTGCATAGTTCTCTTTAACAATAGAACTTACATTGCTTCTATCCATCTTAACTGGTACATAGTCAGCTCTAAACTGTCCTGTGTGTCCACTTAACTTTGCATAGTAGGCTTCAATCTCTACTTTTGCTTGTTGTATCTGTAGTTGTTTTTTTGCTAGTTGTTCTTGTAACTTAGTCTTCTCTACACGTAGCTGAACAGCTCTTTGATAAGTGCTTTCTCTGGCCCCTATAGTGGCCTCTAAGCCCTCTGTAATTGATTCTCTTGTGACTGCATCAGATGGTATTGGAGCAGGTCTCTCAATCCCTTCTAGACGGTTTAGAAGGTGGGCTTGTACCTTAGCTCTAGCCTTACCTTCTACGTTTGTATTACGTAAGCTTTCAATAAGCTCATCAGCATTGCTTGTATTAAGTCCACGTACGCGCCTTCCACCCGTGATGGTGACACCTTCAGGTAAACCAGCAGCATTTAACATATCAACTTGCGCTCCTGTTAGGTTGATATTTAATACCTGCCCCTTAACAAGATCATCCATTGTTGGTGTTGCTGCAGCTCTAGCCTGTCCTTCTGCTAGTTCTTGCGCGAAACCACCACCCTCTTGTACTGATTGACTGATCTGACCGGTAAGGTTATTGATGGTATCGACTAATTGCCCCTCTACCGTAGTATCAGTTTCTAGGATGCTTTGTGTTACTTTTAGTTCCTTTTTATATGTTGTCCAGTTAGAACCAGTCAGTACTTTCTCGTTTGGATCTCCACCATATTCAAATACATCTGATACTTCATTTAATTTATTAGTTACTTTAAGTGCTTCCTCAACATCTTTTGGGTCTACTTTCTTACCAGCAAATATATTAGAAATAGTTTTTTTTGTTTTACTTAGGAATCCAGGTGCAAAATCACCTACAAAGCCAAAAGCATTACTAAATAAACCACCTTCAATTGCTGTTAGTAGATCATTATAAACCTGTGGGTTCTCTGGATCTGCCATCAACCATCTAGTGATTGGTGTCCTACCTACTGTTTCATTTATCAGGCTTCCAGCTAGTGTTTGATCTTCAGGGCTTGCTGCTACAAAGTCTGGAATAGCCCCTTCTGCGAACCTACCGGCTTGTAGCTTTAGACCTACCTGTCCTTGTGTTAAAGCACCACCAGTGGCGGCATTAAACAGGAAAGCACCTGTCATATACCTGGACAGTGTACGTAGTCCCTTTCCCCATCCTGTGGAGTTTTCAGGGATCAATCGTGTCTTGATAGGTACAAACTCTGGACCAATCTGTTCGCCCCAGTTTGCAACCTTTTCAATACCCTGTAATGTTTCCCCTGTTTTATTGTATACTCCTATACCAAAATCCTCTACACCGCCAGTAATTCCACTTGCGGCTTCATTGAGGTTATTGATGAAAGGATCATTAGCATATAGCCCTCTAATCCTTTCTCTTTCTGCAGCAATCTCTTCTTCTAGTTTTTGATCACCTTGAAAGGTATCATCAATCCAATCCCGAAAAGGTACATTAACTTCATTTTCTACCCACTCTTGTGCGTCAGTGCGCTCTCGGGTATTTTTTTCCCAGTAACCCTTCACTTCCTGTGAAGATACTTCTGCGGATGTGGGTTCTATTTGTGTAATCTGCGGTGAAGGGGAAGAGACTTCTGTATTCTCCTCCTCCTCCTCCTCCAGACCGAGTTGAGAACTAATGTCCTCATACCCGTCTGGTGGTGGAATCATTGGCATAATTTACTTGTATCCGTAGTTAGATAGTGCTCTGTTTAGTGATTTTTTTCTTTCGGTGTTCCATTTGTCATTCCATCTTAGATAATCTTTCATTGCAAGGTACAATTGATTAGCTGTTGGATTCCTTGCCGTGAATACTGCATATACACCTGGATAATAGTTCATCGTTTCATATAAGACAAAATCCATCTGTACCTCTGGATCTTGCCAAGGTTTGCCTTTTGACTTTGCAAAGTCCATCAAACGTTGATCACGTCCACCTTGCCATTGCAAACCACCTCTAGCAGCACCATCATCTCCTGATGTATCAGTAGTATCACCACTTGATTCAGACATAAAGCCTTCAGCAATAGCAATAGATGCGCCTTCATTAACCCCTTTTAGTTTTAGATAGTTATATGCTCTATCAATAGTCAACCTTTCTGTAGGTACATTAGGGCTGGCTTGTGCTACTTTAGGATCTTCTAAATTTCCACCATATCCCCATAACCTTGCCTGTTCTTCAATGAATGTTTTTATGTTTCCCCTTTCCGTTTGGGGGATAAACTTCATTACTATTGGTGGCATTTCGTGCAAGTTTCCTCCTTCATAAGCTTTAATTGCCGTTTCAACTTCCTCTTTTGTAAGTGCTATAACTAATTCTGAGGGAAACTTACCAAACTCTCCACTCAATAGCTCTTTTCTTACAGGTATTCCATTGGCTACCCTACGTTTAGCACCAGTTCCAGGTATCTCTAACTCTATTGTTCTTTCTAACGTTGCAATAGTTGGCGGTAAATTATATAGTGAAATATAGCCAGGATCATCTGCCACATATAGCTCTGTACGCTCCTTAATCAAAGCGTTTAATTCTTCAGGAGAAGGTGTTGCATTATCAATCATCAATTGCTGCACTGCAGCGTCAAATGTTGCAAGACGCCTATCTCTCTCCTCTTTCTTAATAGTAGGGAGTAAAAATGGTGATGTAAAGGTTGATCCCTCTACATTCTTTATGATCGTCTGGCGGTAGCCTTCAGTTACAGCTTTATACGGTTCAGTTTCTAGAGGATCTAGACTATTATATAAATTCTGTGCTTTTTCTTTAGACTTAGCATCGCCATTACCGTTAATAATAGCCTGGAGACCAGCTAGCTTATCTCTTGTTGTCTCAGCTATATTTACCTGCTGGAACAATCTTTCCGTCGCTAAACCATCACTAACCCGCATAGCTGTGATGTTATCATGTGATGATAGCCATCCCGTTGTGTTATTAGGTATCAGTCTTAATTTTCCTAGATAATTCTCCTGAAATTTCCAAAGAGTTTCTTCATTTCTAGAAGCAGGGGATGCCATAAATTCAGCAACTTCTACGTCAATCTCATTTATTAATTCTTCATTAGATTCATTTATTTCCTCTTCTTTTGCATCATAATGTGCAGTAATTAGATTATCAGCTTCTTCCCTTGCATCCTTGGCATATATATTCATAGGTGATGCTTCCAGGCCAGCCATGAATATCGCTACTGCTGCTGGATCTCCCGTATGTGCATAGATGTTTGTTATGGTATCTGTAAGTGCTCTTTCTTTTTCACTATTAGAGCTTGATACAGTTGCAATCTCTAACTGACTAATATCCTGTGCTAAAGCAGTGGGATTACTCATCCATGATTTAGAATCATAAGATGGATGATTGATTGCTATTTGTAGACGCTTTTCATATCCAAACTTACCAGTGCTTCTACCCTCTCTAGCTGTTATTGTTTTAATAGCTTGTTCTGCTGCTGGTAAGATATGTTTTAGTACATAAATAGACTCAACACCTTCTCCATCAGTGATGCCTTGTTTTATTAGATCAACCTCTAGTTCATTCAACAGAAACTCTTCCAGATCTCTCATCGAGCCTTCTGGTCCTGCTATAGCTCTCCATCTATGAACTGAATCCTCTAGCCTACCTTGGAGTCCAATAGAAGCAGCTTGTGCTATACCCTCACCACCATAAGCGGCATTGATGTGAGGCATGAACCGCCGTCTTAATTGATCTGCTTGATCTTGAAAACCGGCTTTTTCTAACTTTAATGCTTCCTGTTCTACTTCTGCTTGCTGTTGGAGTTTAGAGGCTCTGAGTTGTTCTAGTCTAGCCTCATGTTCAAGTGTATTATCAGGACCAAAGAACTGCTCTACATAGTGTAGTGCTCTACGTCTTTCTTCTAGTTCATTCCTACGCTCTGCTTCTTTCTCCCATAATGTAGAGGATAATCCAATAGCAGCTTTCCCAAATGCTGTTAAAGAGTCATTCTCATTCTTCTTTAACTCTAGTGCTAGGTTGTTAGCATTTACCTCTGTTTGAGCTGCTAGGCTCCTACGTGTATCTTCCCACTGTGCCTCCATCTTTGCGGCTTCAATACCAGCTTGGCCGATACGACGTTTACCCTCTAAGTCGGCCTTCTGTCTTTTGACTGCTTGATCTAGGCTAAATCTTTGGTTCTCTATCAGTAGAGCATCAGCGACCTTCTGTTGTTGAGACGCTAGTATGTTGTTCCTGTTGATAGTATCTTGTAAGTTAGCACCAGCAGTTTGTATCTGTTGGCCTACAGTATCTAGCTTATCAACACCATTGTTTATTTTAATGGATTCTGCTGCTTGAGCACGGTGTGCTCTATAGTCAATGCTCCTATAAGCTCTATTATTATTTGCCATATTTATTATAGTGTCTTAATTTTTGCAGCATGGGAATATCCAGCACTAACACCACCTAATGCAGCATTACCTAGCCCTGCTACTAATCCAATACCACTAGGACCACTCATCATTGCAGGACCACTCCCATATTCAACATTCGGTGACGGACCAATACCCTGCCATTGAGCAAAGATTGGGTTCTCAGGAGCATTAGCGAATATTGGTTTACCTGGATCGGGTCTGTCTAATGGTTTGAAAGGAGTTGGTATGATGCTATTTCTAGCATTTGAATTAGCTTGTACGTTAGCAAGAAAGCTATTGTGGGCATCTACTAGAAAATCATCACCTGCTCTTCTTACATTACCCTTATTCATCGTTAGATCTCTATTATAACCAGCAGTGATATCTCCTACCGCTAATCCATAACTCTGACCAGTACCACCTTGAGCCAGTAGACTTCCTTGTGATTTTAAGGTGGATACTAGAAGTCTTTCTGCTTCAAATGATGCAACTGCTTTGGCATCATTTAGTCGTTGTTGTGCTTCTGTAAGTTTACCTGTAAGTGCTTTGTTGTTTATATCTATCTGTAATTCAGCAGCACTCTTGGATAACATTGATTTGTTTAGTTCATTCATATATTTCAATTCATCCATCGATTCCGCCCAATTATTAGCAGCAAGCTCGTTTAGATATTCTCTATTGCTTCTTAGGTTTGATAGGTTTACATTGTTGTTTTGGTTTATCCAGCTCTGTAGTGTGTTTTGATTCTGATAAGCTATGTTTTGGTTAGCTATCTGTGTACTGAATATATTTTGCATCTGTACGTTATGGGCTTGGTTTTCCATTGCCCTGTTCTGATTTATATGACTAGTCCATGCTGCATTGTTCTGATAAGCTACTGCTTGTTGTTGTTGCTGATGTTGGGCGAATGCACCTATACCACCTACAACTGCTGTTGCTATTCCTAGAGAGATTGGTTCACACATAATTTAGCAAATTCTACATAAGTTAAACTTTTTGGTCCCACTGTCTTGTAGCATAATCTTTTAAAACCTAACATATGTAATAATTTCATATGCATACTGTTTCTTGGGTCCGCTACATTGTGGAGCATCGTATATTGTTGCCTTTCTACCCATTTCTTTGCTTCTTTGAAGAATAAGATAGGTATAGTTTCAACAGCATGTGTTGTTAGCATCCAGACTCGACCGATGTCATCCTCCTCTCTTACAACACCAGCAAAGCCACATAGCTCATTGGTTGGTGTATAGAAAGCAATAGCATCATCTGATAAGGCAACACTTGTTGGTAATACTATAAATGGAGGATGACCTAATCCTTCCATCTCACGCTTGTCTTGCCATCTTAATAATCTGGCACTTTTCCAAGCCAGTTCTAAAGAAGCTGGCCTGATTAAATTAAATTCTGTTGATTCCTTTGGTGTTATATACTCCATACCAAGTAGCAGCGACAAAAGATAAAGGATAAGGTGTGTTAGATGAAATAGCTACCTCAGCATCTGTACCCTTTCCATAAATAGGAATACTATTATCGATAACAGGGGGTAAAGGTAAAGTATTAGCGTCATAGTCATTAGCTGGTGTTTGAGCAAAGCTATAATTCTTTGTTGTTCTACCTTTTAGTGCAACTGATGCGTTAAATGGACCTGAGTCAGTTGACTGGATTACTAATCTTTGTACTCTAGGTATATTGTTTACATCAGATTGAACGGCACCATTAGCTAAGCTCTCTTTCTTATAGAATCTAGGTATCCCGATCTCTAATGTATATTGATAGCCAATGGTTATATTATGTGCTCCTGTACGATCTTTAGGTAATTCCGCGTATGTACCACTCCCGTCAGTTCCTATAGTTGGATTGACATATAGTGAACCCCTCTCTGTGGTTGTATCATCAACAATAATCACTGTTGTTAAAGTTGAATCATATGTACCGGCTGGAAAGTAAACCTTAGTCTTCTCACTAGTAGCATCGTATGTTGTTGATGGTGATGATTTGAATAGGTCTAATCTATATTCAAATGCAACACCACTTGAATTAACAGCAGTACCTTCTACATCAGCTAGTACTGAACACGTAGATAGACATATACCATTCTCTTGATTAGTAACAAAATAGTATGTATCATGATCAGCAGCTTGTAGTAAACACTGTCCAGGCAATGCCCATCTAACCCAGGCACTGATAACACGATCATTACCGTTATTGAAGTACTTGAATATATGTAGCTTAGTCGGATCAGCTTCACCTAAAAAGCTTATCATTGTGGCTGATTTATTTGCTACTAATGATCGTAGGTTGGCTGGTACAAAATTCGGTGATGTTCTACTTAGATCAGCTCTTTGTGGTCTATTATCTTGAGACGTGATAATCATCTCTGTTACAGCACAGAAACCTTGATTATTATCTGTAAATATGATTGATCCACCTGTGTCAACAGGCGACACATTAGCATTAATAGTAAATGTACTGAAAGCTTTTACTTGAGCACTAGATGGCCCGAAAGCATCACCTTCTGTAGTTAGTAGAAACTGCGAATGCTCAGAAAATATTAGTAGACCTAACTGATCACCTACTGCATACCTCATGTCAACAGGCTTTAAAGATCCTGTAGAGATATCAATAGCATCAGCATCTGTTGTTGTTAAAGACGATACTCTAAATAAGTTAAAGTATCCTCCAGGTTGAGAACAAACAAGATTGCCCTGAGATAATAGTACCAAGCGGTTTCTAAAGAAACTAATGCCTGTTATCTTCTGTCCAACCATAGTTGGAAATGGATTGGAGTCATCACTACCTACGCGACGTTCTACCCAGTAAAGATCATCACCTGCTTTATCTGCTTCATTTAAGGACCGGTATGTAAAAGATCCATTTGACTCACGGATAATTACATGAGGCATTGTGTCAGGATCGATGTATGTTTCTATACCGGGTTTGATTGTTTCTTCCCAGTAACCAGCTCCTGTTGTACCGCTACCACTGACAATGAACTTTACATAATAATCTGCCCCATCTTCTAAAGTTAGATCCTGTACCTGCATAACAATATCTGCTAAGCACGCACCGGGTAGTTTACTTACATCAGGTACATTACCCTTATACGCCAGTAAAGCGCCTGAAGATAAACCACCCCTAGCTTCTATAGTAAAGTCGCTATTATCCGCTTTCTTTATATGAATAACGTTTGATGTTTTAGTTACAGTGTAAGTTGCTGGTATTGCTGAAGCAAGGTTATCAACTACAGTATCAATTGAAACTATTCCAGTTGCTGATGTTGTGAAGCTATAAGGAGTTCCATCTAGAGTGATCTCAAACTTAGCGTCATAACCAATCATCATAACAACAACTATAGCCTCTGGATCTCTTGCAGGGCTTACAGTGCTGAGCTTGTTTACTGTCTTAGATCTGTTTAGTACAAAGTTATAATCATTGATCTGTAGCATCTCAAAGTTTTCTTTAGAGACGCCACTGATATAAGACGTGGCTGCTGCTGTAGGTGTGTTTACAGTTTCTGCTGCACCTGTTATTGCATCCCATATACGGATGGTCCCATTAGCAGCAAACTGTCCTATGTATTTTTCAGATGAATCTCTGATGATATTGAACCAAACCCCATCATTAGTTGCTCCTGTAAGAGCTGAGATTAGCTTCAGTCCAGGTCTTTTTAGTAAACCATACGTAGGGTCAGGGATACAGTTATCAGCCCTTGTGAGCTGTCCTGGTAGCTTCAGAGAGTCAGGCTGTTGTGAATATCCCCCCAGTAGGTTTGGTATCCTTTGTGATACAGAAATTTTACCCATTTATCGCGCAATTGTTTGGAACGGAGTGTAAGAAATATAGTTATTAGTTCCATCATGTAGGCCAAACATAGAAGGCTTTGATGTGCTGCTTTCATATTCAATACATATAGCCCTTGTGGCAGCTTCATCTTGAGCAATGAGTGCGACTTGCTCCTCAGCAGTAACTAGACGACTAGCATAGATACGACTTGATCTAGAGGTAATATATTCCTTAAACGGTTGTGGACAATCAATAAACTCTTCTGACCATACAACATCACAATAGATTGTTTCTGTAAATGTATATGTATGGTCTCTTTTATTATAGAACTTTCCTTGTCTTTGTACGACTTGTAGCCTATCGGCAGCGTGTTTGTAGAATGAAGGTGTAAAACTAATTAGGTTAGCTGGTATAGCAATTTGATTTGTAGTGCTATCTACATTAAATGGATACTCCTTCTCACTATTAAAATTCCACCCCTCAGCACATACGTTACGTGTTGTCTCATCAAGGATGGCTACAGCAGCAGTGACCTCAGGATTGTCTGTATCTAATGTAACAACTGCTGCTCCACCAATGCAAGATAGCATTTGATTGACAGCATCTAAAACGGTTGTACTTGTTGCAGGCATGTTTTATACATCAATTGAGTGGGTAGTTTCCCGGTCTGGGGAAAAATAAAAAAAAGCCCCCAATAAGGGAGCTTATATAATAAATAAAATCAGGTGTTACGGAATGCACCAGCAACACTTACGCGAACGGGACCAGCGCCCATCGCTACACGCCCGACAAGCAAGTCGCCTTGATAAAGAACACTTACATCACCAGATGTTGTCTGCACAGAAGGGCCGATTGTCTCGACACAGGCAGCAGCATCACGGTGGAAGATCAAGCCACAACTGTTAGCAAAGTCAGTGGTATCACCATATGCATCAACATTAAGTTCATTGTTATCGTCCTGATTTTCGATAGCAGGTCCGGTAGCAACACCATACTTTCCAAGGAAAGGTAGGTTGTTAGATTTGTAAATCTTAATGCCTGCAATCTCATAGAGACCGCCACCGGTATTCATGTTACCCTGAGTGTTACCAATATCCCGGTTAAGGATGTTAGTATCGACGCTAGAAATCAAACTGTAGTACTGTCGTGGACTCAATACAGCGCATCTACCATCCTGGGGAGCGGACCTTTCGTCAAGCACAGCAGCGGCTTCAAAGAAGCCATCGCATAGAGCTTGAGCGTCATACTCTTTGTTAGCACCAAGAGCAACAGTAAAGCCGCCAGGTTCGCCTGTTACAGCAGCACTGCCTACAGCAGCACGGTCTAGTACACGGAAGATACGACGGTCGTAATATTCTCCCAAACTTTGCCCGATTTGCTTGGCGATTGGGCCTCGCATTGAGTAATGAGCAAGAACCTCATCAAGTTCATAAATAAACGCTTGAGATACGAGTAGAGAGTCAACTGTGATTGTGGTCTCTGCTTGTTTCGGAGCACCATCAGTTCCTGTACCATTACCAAGCAGTGGAGTTCCCGGCGTATGGAAACCTGCACTCATGGTACCCGTATGGATGAATTGTGCTTCTTTGCCGTTTTTAAGCGTCCGGTTTTGTACCAGATTCTTAGCAATCAGACTATTAGTGAAGGCTTCATATACCTCACCAGTAAACAACTTAAGGAGTAGAGCGCGTGAATCTGCGCCTCCATTAGACGCGCCTGGACGCGTCAGTAGCATATTAGACATTGGTTAAAAAATTAAAAATAAATAAAATATAGGGTCGCCTTTTCTTAAAGATCTTTGTTCTTAGGCTTAAATAGAAAATTTTCAGTAATCATTAATAGGGGTATCGTTTCCGGCCCTGAGATCTCTGGATCGTTTTTAATGTGGTCAATCGCCACAATGACTGGGAGGGGAATCGAACCCCTCCTACACCTATCAGCCTTTTAGGTAAGCAACGCCGCGGTAAACTAGCTTCGCTTGCTTCTCAGCTTGCTTCTGCTCTTTTACCCGTGCTCGCACTTCAACGGTTGTCATGATGACTCCTGTTGCCATTCCCCCGTTCCATGAAATGGTTTCCTGCAATCCTTAAGGATCGAACGGACGTATGCTTATAGCAGGTCGCCTGATGCAGCTAGTTTATTTTCTACATCCATACGGTATGCAGGATCATCACGATATCTAGAATCACCAATCGCTCTAGCAAGCTCTGCTTGGCTCCTGAAACCCTTTGCAGGCTTTGCTGCCTTAGATCCACTAACAGCTCTACCATCTGATCCCATAGAGCCCTCATATTTAGCCTTGAGACCTTGAGCGGCCCAGTAGACAGCATCAGAGTTACCACTAGCCATCACAGCGTCATATGCAGCAACCTCATTGGGTGGCAGGTTTGTTGATGCCCATCCCAACATTTGATTGTATTGATTCTGACCACCTACGGATGAATAAACATTCTCAACATCTGCCTGTGGTAGTTCTGTTGAATCCTTATTTGAATTGACATAATCAACCCAGTTCTCAATCAGTGTTTTACTATCCATAGCAGAAAGTTTCTCTAACGTTTCCGCCGATAACTCTCCACCAGAATCAAATTCAGTAGACGCATCCTGTAACGCAACAAAAGCTGGTGATGGACCGTCTTGCTCCTCTACTACATCTTCATCAGCACCCTCTACAGGCTCCTCAGAAGTGGCTTCAGGCTCATTCGGTTCAGTATTATCACCAAGCTTCTTTTGTAGCTCTAGATAGGCCTTCTCAAGGGCTTCTGCAGAGTTATACTTTCCTGCATACTGTGCCTGTTCAGCATCAGCTTCCTTGGCAGCGTCATATGTTGATTGCTGTGCTTCATCTTGAGCAGCAGTGATTCTTTCTCCCTGCTCAAGAGCATTTGCTTCTGAAGCTTCCCTAGCAGATGTATCCGCACCATCAGATGCGTCAAATGTAAGTGTTGTCATTAATAATTAGTGCAATGTGGTCCGAACAGAATTGAAACTAGGACTGACTTTTTTACCAGCAGTACCTACTGTTTTCTTTCCAATAGATGGCTTTACTCTATCTGTAGGTGCATATTTATTCTGGTTCTCTAGTTTTACTACCTTTTGTTCAGTACTAGGTTCCGGCTTCTTCAGGGGGCATCCCTCCATCGGCGGGTCCGGCTTCTTGGTTCTGGGCATTACTCATCATCTCCATTAGTGCTGGATTTTTCTGTGGATCTGCTAATGGGCTTCCAGCTAATTGACCCATTTGTTCCATCATTTGTTGCTGCTGCATTTGTTGCTGTGCAGCCTCTTGTTCAGCTTGTTTCTCTTCTGCTGTTTTCACCAGCCCCAGGTAATCAATCCCTGTTGCTGCTGCCAATCTCTTAATACACTCTTCTGGCTTAATATTAGCCATCATGGTTTCGGGACCAAGAGTCTGAGAGATTGTCTGCATAAACATAATCAATGCTTCTCTATCTTGTCCGCGGCCAACACCCTCTAAACCAGCAACTACAGTAGGGAATACCATACCTTTTGGTAGTTGAGGCAACATCTTTTGACGTTGTAGTACTAGTAGTTTCCTAGCAATAAAAGGTGCGAGAAGCTCACTAGATAGTGTTGAGAAAATTCCTCCAAGTTGCTCGTTTAGCTCCTGTTGTGTAGCTCTGACTTCTTCCGCAGTTGTGCGTTCAGACTCCCTAATTGATAGTATTAGAAAAGCATCAGATAGACGCTGTGTAAGAACACCAATCATATCAAAGGCAGTCTTAAAGTCATTGCCTTTGCCACCAGTTGTTATAACAGAAACATCATCTGGACGGCCACTAATAATAGCTCCATTAGCAGCTTGTGCTAGTTGATTAGGTTTAGTTGTTGCACTAGGGCTAAGTGTGAAGATAACCTTAGATGCAATAGCTGAACCCTCAACTAGTGCCTGTGATAAGGCTTCCAATGATTTAAGGTCACCTAGATATTCTAGGATTCTAGATCTACCATAATCTTCGCCATCAGCTACATCCCAACGTAGTGGAATCCAGGGACTAGCACTCTTAGGTGCTGATGATTCAGTACCCTCAATGATCTCTTCATCTGTCTCTTGATGCCAACGCCATTGACCATTACGAAGCTTTGCCCATGTATATACAATAGCTTCATTGCTATCAGGATCAACACGTACATCAGCAACTGATCCACCGCTGTCATTGCCTACATGATTATCAGGAGACGGGGCACTAGGACCATCCTGCTGGAACTTCTCAGGTAGAAACTGTCGATCAATAGCCTCAACAGTAATAATCTCTGTAACTGTTCCTTCGCCGTCACGTACACAAACGTATCGATCCATTGGATATAGTTTCAACGGTTTCTTACCGTTACCCATGTAAATCAATACATTACCAGCTACAACTAGATGTTTCATAGCTTGATGTAAGACCACACGATCAGCCTTATCCGCTAAATCTTGCATCACTACTCTCTCCATTTTAGAGAGTACTAGATCAATCTCAGATCTTGCTTGTGCATCGATATCTGGATCTTTTGCTAAGGCTCCATCAGAGATTTGTAACTTAAAAAACTTTGCATTGATTGGAAACAAACTCAACATGAGTTTACTTGCCAAAACACTGCACCCTTTTGATGCCAAACTTTGCCAAGGTGTTTTTAAGTTATCCCCACTAAAATGACCGCTTGGCGGTAGTAGATAGGGGATACTCAACTTGGCACATTCTCTAGCGGCATCCAGAAACTGTGTCCTATTATTAGTCAGCCGGGTATATCTTGAAGCTGCTGTTAATTCCATGATTTAAGCTTTGTTATTACTGATACTTAAACCCCCACTATTTGCCTTTGTTCCAGTATTCAATGCAATAGACAGTGGATTTGTTAGTTGACCAGTACCTGCTGCTGCTTTTTTCTTGGCACCAGATGGTTTCTTTTTGACCTTAGTACCAGCAGTCTCATGTACTGCCATCATACCCCTGGCTTTGTTAGCAGCTTTTTCTGCCTCTAGAGCCTGTCGTTTGTTCTCTTGGATTTGCTGTTGCAGCATCTTCTCTTGATGTGCCTGCATTGCAGCAGCCTGTGCCTGTTGATCAGCTAGTTGGCGCTGATAATTAGACTCTGATTGTGCCATTTGAGCACGTAGCTGATCAGCAGCAGCCTGCTGTGAAGCTGCGAATGTAGCTGCCTGTTGCTGTCTATTAGCCTCAGCTTGTGCTGCTGATGCAGCCTGTGCCGCTTCAAATTGACGTTGCTGCTCTGCGGCTGCTTCTTTTTGCCGCTGTTCTTCTCTTCTTCTGTCATCCTTAGAAGGACCGGATGAACCACCACCACCACACATAATTTTAATCCTCTAGTTTTTGTTTAAGTAATCGTATAATTGAAACTTGACCAGCTTTATAAGCTACATCAACTTCATTGACAAAATATCCCTCTCTACATCTCTTTAATTCAGGATGTATATCAGGAAACTGTTTATCTAGTTCATCGACTAGTGCATCCAAACCCCCTCTAGTGAGGGAGTTCAGAGTTATTACATCTGTAGTCATTTTGGTACTTTCTCTGAGAATAAGCACTTATCTGAATCACAAGCAGCAGGCCCTTGACCTTCGCTGTTATCAGAATAAATAGACATTGCTAGAGAGAAGTCGCTTGTGATACGGCGAGTTTTGACACCGTAATCTAACTCTTCAAACTTCTCTTTAGTGATTGGTTCAAATGGCAACCGAGGGAAAGTCTCGTTAGCATCAAACCTAGCTAGCAGTGCTGCTGATATGTAACCATCAGTATATTTGATGGCATTATGCATTAGACCAGAAAGTTCTTTAATTTCATGCTCTCTAAATTCTAGAGTCGCTGATGTATTGTGTGTTGTGTAATAGTTCTGGACTTGCATATAGAAGTCCCACTGAGCAGCAACACTGAACTTACTGATATCAATCTGATCACAACCTTCAATATCTGCCCAGGCAGTCTTAGATGGTATCTCTACCAGCCATTCATTACATCTAGGATCATTAGGGTCTTCTAGTAAAGCACCCGTTTCATCTCTATCTGATTGACTAGGGATAATCTTATAGCCATATGCCTCACAGGCCATAGCTACTGGATCGTTCTTTCCAAACGTGATGCGACGAATAAACCTTGCTGCCTTAGGTGGATGCCAGCCTGGTGATGCTCCTGTTAGCAGGCTCTTAGTCCCGGCTGGTTGCACTGTTGTAAACCTATTAGGAACACGTAATCCATGCTCGTTACAGTAATCAGTAACAGTACGTCTAACAATAAGTCTCCATTTTGTCAGATACTCACGTTCTAGCTGTTGATACTGTGGATGAAACGGTCTTCCCTGTGTCCACCATTCAAGCCAAGGCGCACCAAACCTCTTAACAAAGAAGTCAAATAACCCTGTAAAGCTTACACCAATAATAGGATCTACCTCACGGCTATATTGATATCTATCTACAGCAAACTTGTGATGGAGCAATGCTGCTGCTGAAAGTGATGCTGCTTCAAATGCTCTTTCTAGAGCTGCATCGTCATGAGGATCAATTGTATTTAGATGTACCTCACTGAGGTTACAGTGAAAATCCTTACCCAGGATCTCACCACACGGGTTAAGCCCATACCTACCCATCCGGTGATAAAGCTCTTTTTGATCCATCTTAGGATCTTGTTTCCATAGATATTGCAATGCCATATGCTGATTATCTTCATATAGCTCTATAAATGTCACCTTTTTAATGGCATCATCTAGTAGATCTCTATTAGATCTTGCAATAGATTCTGGTGCATATTGAATAGCACCTTCTCCTGAATAGAATTGTTTTGTTACTGACTCTTCTATCTCTTCATAGGTTGGTTTTCTATGGAACACTCTCGTATGATTAGCCATTCTTAGCGCATCCCTTTCAGGATCAATACGCCATTTTCCATCTTCGCCTTGTTGCCAGAGGTTATCCTTCGCAGTAGATGCTTCTTTATCACTACTGATGAATTGTCTCATGCCTGCACTGCGCCGTACATTGCCAGCCACTACGGCTAGTGATGATTCATCTAGTAATAAACAACACTCTACTGAGGTTAGCTTCCGTCCGGTTGCTTTCTGGAGAATACCAGCAGCACGGCGATAGAAATGGGCTAATTTAACAGGGTTTGCAACGCCACCAAAACCTTTGATTGGTGTGTTGGAGGGTCGCACGTTAGACAAATCAATCTTAAGTGTACGAACCCCTGATGCTTTAGTTGTAAACAACAATAGGAGATCTAGAAAAGCGTTACACCACCCTTCTCGACTGTCACCAACATATAGAATGGCGCACTTCTCCTCAATAATGTGCAACCTTGTGTTAGAATCATATTCAGTTGCCTCACCAATATTTTCTAATACTTCTACATCTAAGTGATTACATACTACTGGAAGTAGTTCAATATTAGAAGGCTCAAGGATAGCACCAGTTCCTGATCCCATCATCAATAGTTCCATCTGTAGGCTGAAACTTTCTAGGTCAACAGCATCTGTAGATGTGCAATTATAAGCACCAGAAAAGTTCTTCTGATCCTCTAGCCACGGTGTCCCACCTGTCCATAGCCAACGTCCTGATGGTAGAGAGTGTAGCTCCTCCATCTGTTCACGTACTAGAGCGGTTTGCTTGTCTGTAAACTTACCGATCTTTGCTAGACCGTTGACACAGCGTGTAACTACATCCTGCCATGATTCTTTTTTGTCTCCAGATCTACGGCTATATGTACGGTAGAAAACAGGGTTAGCTGATGGCGCATCATCAGGAAAATTAAACATTTTAAACTAGATCGTAGAGTGTTGGTTTTAGATAATTAGGCCCCTTTAGAACCTTTCCGTGTTCATCTTTGATTGGTTTACCATCAACTAGCTTGCTCATGTTTGATTCAAATACACGGGCTAAAGCATCATCTAGATCCCAACCACTAGCAGCGGCTAGCTGAAAGCAAACGAATACAACATCTGCCAACTCTTTTAGTGCATCGTGACGGCGTTTACGATTACTCAGATCGAATGATAAAGCTCTTATTGCTTCATCTAATTCAAGTACCTCTTCATCAATCAGCCGAGCCTGAAGGCTCAGAGTATTCTGAGAAAGAGCATTCACAGGCTGTTCCATTCGCTTGCGAAAAGTCACAGCGTCGTTCTGATGCGTCATTGTTTTTTAATAGATAAATTGCTTTGTCTAGATATGCATGAGCCTTAAGAAGATCCTCTAGCTCTGTTTCGCCTTGCTTTGATCCAGCACGGCACACGTATTTAACAATACATCCCTTGAAGTAATCCAGATCTTGATCAGCAACAAAATCCCATACCTCAATTTGTCCCCGTTTGTAATGATTCGGTGAGAATTTAGTCATTAGTCAGGCCATCCTTTTACTAGTGATGAAATAGTGTTTTTTAAAACATAGTTATGAGTCTGTAAAGAGATCATTAGATCAATCAACTCATCTTTCTTTAGTTTCTTTATCTGATCCTCAAAAGCCCGCATAGAGAACTGTTGTTCATACGATAGCTCTAGTGTGATAGGTGGTAATGGTGTCATTCACCTGCCTCAGCCCTAAGAGCTTCTTCTCTTAGTTCAGATGAAATATCTTCTGAGTTATCTCCTATCATGTTGATCTCTACTCTTTCAGCAACAACCCTTAGCATTGCCCCGTAATCGTTTCCCGCTCCTCTTGTCTTAGCTTTAGCCGCTAACATATCGCGCCACAATGGTTTCATATCTAAGGTGTGAATAATATTGGTTCAAATGCTTCTGCATCCCAGTCATCAACAGACAGGATAGTAGCTAATCGGATGTTTCTTAGTGCATCCTCTTCTGTCAATCCCTCATCTAAATAGGCTTTTAATACAGCAGGATAGTAATTCCCATCCTGCACCTTTTTCAATAAAGCTGCTGCTTTCTTAGGCCCATACCCTCTGATCCCTGCATACCCATCGCAGGCATCACCATGAAGACTTTGCATCCATCGTTTGAGAATTGCTTCACTGGCAGTTTGTGTAAACTCGATTTTTCCATTCCAAATTCTGCAGGCGAATTGTTCGAGATCCTTGTCGGGAGAACAAACAATAAAGTTGTTATAGTCGCCACAAGTGGCGGCAATACCCAAAGCGTCGTCGGCTTCAAGCCCTTCAATTTCAATCGATTCATACTGTGTTTTAGTCCAATTTTTTAGTTTTTTGAAGCCTGCTGGCTTACGTTTTTGTCTGTTGCCTTTGTACTGTGGATCTACTGTTTTTCTGAAGTTGATTTCACTAGTAAAAAAGAACACCATTTCATCAGTATCAAAGCGTTCTGATAATTCTTTGATGTTTCTTTTGACAATGTTCTTTCCCTTTTTAAAATCACCAGTAACAACAGTTACATCTGGAGTGAAGTCAAGTTCATCCTCACTACTAGCAGAGGCTCTATAAACTATGGGATCAGCATCAATCAGTAGCGTGGTTTTCATTAGTGCAAGTCATAAGATAAATTGAAGCCCGATTTACTATTACTGGATCATCCCCAAAGTGTCCTAAGCCACGATTACATGAATCGCAGATATAACCTCTGAAGTCATTACTAATATGACAATGATCCAATACCCAGGAGCTTGTGTGATTGTGGCAAATGGGACATAAGCCGGGTGGCGGCTTTGGGTGGAGCTGCCTTAACTGGTTTCTGGTAACTGCTAGCTCGTTTGTGCAAGCTCTGCAGGTGTTCTTTCTGCCGGTCGATCCTGATGCACCAAAAGTAGGAAACGAGTGGAGACGTTTTTCATCTCCACAGCGTTTGCATATTCTAGTGGCATTCGCCCCAGTTTTCGCCGAATTTAACGTCGCAATCCAAGGAAACTCTAAAGTTAGTTGTTTGTTCAACATCTTTCATCGCCATCTTTATCAGATCTGCTGCCATATCCTTCTGGTCTGGCCTCACACTTAGCTGCATCTCATCATGAACAAATGCAAGTGGCCAGTAATCAATACCTGCCTCTATTAAAAGTTCATTTGTTCTAACTAGCCAGGTCTTACATATCACTGCCCCACACGATTGGAGTAAGGCATTCAAAGCACTAAAAGCCTTTCTGATACGAATAGGTCTACCATCAAGTCCACGTATGACACCACTCTTAGCCCTTTCTAGGACTGCTCTAGATAGCTCTGCAAAGCCGTCCAGATCATTAAGTACCGCTTCACGTATTCTTTTTCCTGTAGCTGCAGCCATGTCCCTCTCAGCATTAGCAGCATCCCCCAGGCGAAGATCTCCACCACCATAAAGCATACAATAAGTAACTCTCTTGGATGTAGTACGATCCACTTTATAGATAGATGCAAGTCTTGCATGTATGTCACCTTCCACCACTTCCTTTGCAAACTTGCCCCCATCGTACCTCGCTAAGTAATGTCCAAGTGCCCTAAGTTCTAGCGAAGAAGCATCACTACCTACTTGTATTCTCCCTTCACCGGGTCCAAATAAAGCCCGATATTCAGGGGAAGAGTTTACATTCCCCAGGTTTGGCCGCATGTGTGCATTCCTACCTGTAACAGTGTTTAGAAAACAACTGTGGTGTATACGATTGTCCTTATCAACTAGCCTTAACCATGAGTTTTTACCCTCACTAAGTTGGCCTAATGCCTTTTGTAGCTCAAGAATCCGGGCGAACTTAAGAGCTTCATCAGTACCGATATTTTTTAAAACGTCCTCATCGATCTTCACCTTACCCTTAGTGGTTCTTTCAATAGGAACCCACCCCCTAAATTGCTGAAAAGCCCAGGAGATATGATCACGGCTTGTAGGGCTAAATTCCTTCAGACGTGTCATAGGGGAATCAGCAAAATAGCCCTTTGGTTTATTGTCCCTAGCTGGTATAAATTCCTTGCCTGGTACAAATGAGAATGTTTCTCTCATTTCATTAGAGATCTCCTCAATCTCTGTACGTAACTTAGATTCAAGTTGTTGACCAGCCTTGCTATCAAAGGGATAACCCACCCTTTCTTGCCAAGACATGATGGCAGCAGACTTATGCTCAAGGTCAATACATTTAGAGTACTCCTTTATCTTCGGCAGGAATACCTTAACTAGCTCGACATTTAGCATCACATCAGTCACACAATACTCAAGCATCTGCTCAGTATATGTTGACCAATCGCCATCTAATTGTTTGCCATACTCTGATTTCATTGGCCCAGATAACCTATAACCGTAGCTCTCAAGTGAGTGACGACCATATAAGTTGGCGGGCATATTGGCAGGCTTAGATCTTAAATCCCTATCCAACATATCAAAGTAGAATAATCTACTAAGAATCAATGTATCGTAAACCTTTCCTGTGTACTCCCAGAATGGATAGCATTCTCTTAATGCTTCAAAATCATAGGAAACAATGTTGTGACCATATAACTCTTTAGCTCCCATCAGTGTTGTTACACCAGTAGTTACAGAGTCATACGTACCTGTGTCATCGTAACGAGTGGTCTCACCCGTATCTAGATCATAGGTAACTATACAATGAACACAACTGAGATCTCTTAGGAGACCATCAGTTTCAATGTCAAATACCAACCTCATTGCGGTTACTAGCGGCGAAGGAAATAGCTTTAGTAAAGAAGTCTTTATTGAACATAGCTTTATCTTCTATCCTTGAAACCAAGCGACTATACATATCAAATGCTAATAGAGTTGGAAACTTTTTAATGTTATAAGATACTGTAACTGCTTTATGGCAGGATTTATTTAGGATAGGGATTATATAACCCCACTCAGTACCATCCAAAACGCTGTTTACAATACCTCTATATTCTTTCTCACATTTGTCATCAACAATAAGTACTAATGTTGTTGGCCTAGAAGTCAGTATTTTTGTCTTCTCCATGAGTGGATGGAGAGTCTGTTGATAACATTCGTCCTGTTTCTTTGTCATACATGATGTATCCACACTTTCCTGTGCAGCCATTGAATCGGTTTTTGATGACTGCAAGTTG